GAAAAGCGAGAATGGTAACATCTCAACTGTTACTGGTAGACAAATCGTTAGAGAATTAGAATACTCAAATAACTCTACAGTCGGCTTTTATACTGGTTATGAGACATTAGATGTTTCACCATCTGACGTTTTGACAAGTGCTACATTCGACTACAAACAAATGGCAGGAAATGTGACAATTTCTGGTTTAGAGCAGATACAAAACTCTGGAACAGAAGCCGTTATCAATTTGTTAGAGTCAAGAATTGGTGTGCTTGAAAAATCAATGGCAAACACACTTTCAACATCACTTTATTCAGATGGTACTGGAACAAGTGGTAAAGAGGTGGGTGGGCTTCAACTGATTGTCGCAGATGCAGGTTCAGGAACAGTAGGTGGAATTAATAGTTCTACTTATACATTCTGGCAAAATGCTCAAACTACGGCAACAAGTTCTGCTTTTAGTACAACTAATGTCCAAGCTGACATGAACAACATATATTTAAGTTTAGTTCGTGGATCAGATAGCCCAGATTTAATTATGGCTGATACTAATTCCTATAAATCCTTTTTAGGATCATTACAGGCAATTCAGAGAGTTACATCTGATAGAGTGGCAACATCTGGTTTTACAAGTGTTCAGTATCTAAATAGTGACGTTATCTTTGATGATGCGTGTCCAACTAATAAGATGTATTTCCTGAATACTGATTATCTAAGATTGGAAGTCGCAGCTAACAGAAACTTTGTTCCTGGTGAAGCTAAGATGTCAGTTAATCAAGATGCAATGGTAACACCAATGTTTTGGTCAGGTAATTTAACCTGTAGTAACAGAGCCTTACAAGGTGTTATTCACGTTTAACTTTAATTAAATAGAAAGGAAAGTTGTTATGACAATAGCAGCAATATTGGGTATTGACGTTACAGCCCAAAGTACAACACCAGAATTTATACCTGGTCAATTAGGAGTTGTTACAGACTCTAATGGTACTAAAATTTATAAGTATCTTAAATATGATGATGCAAGTGCAGCCGTTGATGGTGTAGCAGGTGAGGTAGCCTATTACTACACGTTGGATGGCTATAAAAACCATGTTTGCACATCTGATTTAAGTGATTCAGTTGAGATAGGTGCAGGAGTTATCCAGGCAAATATTGCAACAGAAACTTATGGATGGTTTCAAATCAAGGGAGCAGCCACATTAACGATTGGTTTAACAGCAGGTGCAGATGGAGACCCATTAACACCAACTGGTTCAGCCGATGGTACATTAGACGTATCTTCAGCAGCAACAGACAATGTGTGTGCGATTGCAGGTGATATTTCAGACAAAGAAATTATCTGTGATTTCCCATTCTAAATAAAACTATAGAGGGCAGAGAAATCTGTCCTCTTATCAACTAATCTGGAGGGATTATTAATGTCAGTTACACCACAATTTTATGAACGTGAATTTAATGGTAAAATACGAGATTTTGTAAGAATTACTGTTAAGGGCATGAAAGATATATTTGAAGCACCTGTTAGACCAGAGGATTTATCTAGGTTTCCAGAAGAATGGGAAGCCTACAAGAAAACAAAAGGCACAAAGAAACAAGTTGGTACACCACTAAAAGATTTACCTGCTATGTCAGAGCCTAGACGTATTGAATTAGAATTGATTGGTATTGAGTCTGTAGAAGATTTAGCCAAAGCCGAGATTGATAAGTTGCGAAGTATTGGTGAGCCGTATGTTGAATTACAACGTATTGCAGAATTAACAGTAAATGCAAAGCCAAGTCCTAAAAAAGTACATAAACCATTAAATATAGGAATACCAGATGAGCCTATTGACGATATGCCAAAACGTAGCTGACTTTACAGGGTTTGAAAGAGAAAGCACCATTATTGGTAATACTTCACCTACAGCAAGACAGTTATTAGCTTTAGCCCAACGTGAAGGCAAACAGTTAATGAGGGCTACTGCATGGCCTATATTATTAAAAGAGCATACGTTTTCTACTGCATCTGGTACACAATCTTATGCTTTGCCTACAGATTTTGACAGATTTGTTGGTGATACTGCATTTAACAGAACTGACCTTGATAAGTTTACAGGGCCATTAACACCACAGCAATATCAACTAGATAGGCATGGATCAGCTAGTGCAGGTATTACACAGAGGTTTAGGCTAAAGTCTAGTTCTAATGCGTTAAAGTTTGATATTACTCCAACACCTACGGCAACTGAAACTGTAGGATTTGAGTATGTCAGTTCTCATTGGAATCAAAAGACAGATGGTACATCACAGGCAGCTTTTACTGTTGATACTGATACAGGCATATTAGATGAATTATTGATAGAATTAGGTGTTACCTGGCGATTTAAACAGATGCACGGCTTGGACTATGCAGAGGACTTTAGGCAATACCAATTAGAGTTAAGACAGGCTGTATCACGTTCTGGTGGCTCACCTGTAATAAGCCTAGATGATGCAAGGAGATTAAGGGTAAGTCCATATAGTTATAACTTGCCTGATAGTGGCTATGGAAGTGTTTAATGCTACAACCTATACAAACGGCAAACAGATATAGAGTTAAATCTGTATCATTACCTGCACCTATTGGTGGTCTAAACTCAAGAGATAGTTTGGATGCTATGCCACAGACAGATGCTATTGTTATGAGCAACTTCTTTCCTACTGTTGAAAAGATAACAACAAGAGAAGGTTTTTCTAGTTTTTGCACAGGCATAGGCACAGGAAACGTAGAAACTCTTATAGAGCATAACGCAGGTGCTAACAGACATTTAATGGCAATAGGGTCAAACGGCACTTTATATCGCATAGATACTGGGAGTGCTGTAAGCAAAAAAACAGGCTTATCAAATGGCAGGTTTCAAACAGTAGAATTTAATGGATTAACCATTTTTGTTAATGGAACAGATACACCCTTTAGTTATAATGGTAGCACAGCATCAAACCTTAGTATTACATTGTCAGATAGTGCAAGTGCATCAACACTAAAGGGTGTTACAGCATTTAAAAACAGGCTTTATTATTTTACAGGTGTGGATCAGAACTTTTATTATTCAGCTACAGTAGACACGCATCAAGGTAATTTCACAAAGTTTCCTGTGGGTTTAGTTGGTACATTCGGTGGTAACTTAATACAAATTGGCACATTGACTATTGATGGTGGTGAAGGTGTTGATGATTTACTGACACTTATAATGAGTAGTGGTGAGGTTCTAGTTTATACTGGTACTGATCCAAGTGCATCTAGCTTTGCGTTAGTTGGTACGTTTAGAATTGCAGAGCCAATAAATGAGCCTAGAGCCATAGCTAAATTAGGTGGTGATTTAATAGTAATAACAAAAGAAGGATATTTACCATTATCACAGGTTTTTAGACAAGACCTAGTTGGTAATAGAGCAGCAGCTATAAGTGAAAAGATAAGAGGAACAGTTATAAATCAGGTGGCTTCAACAGGCACAACTACTGGTTGGCAAGTACACGTTTCTGCTGATGGTTCTAAAATGTATTTTAATTATCCTACAGGTGATGCAACAGATACATTTAACCAACACGTTTTTAATCCTATTACTAGGGCTTGGTCTATATTTCAGAATATACCTGCTCATGTATTTGCTAATTATAATGGTGACACTTATTTTGGAACAACAGATGGCAAAGTTTATAAAGTTGGTGGTGTAGCAGATTTAACAACAGCGATTACGGCTGACGTATCTTTTGCATTTAATTATTTTGGTGACAGATCAAGTTTGAAACGATTTACAAGTATTGCACCAACATTTGAATCCATAGGTGATGTTGCGTTTGATTTTGGTTTGGCTATAGATCAAAGAACACCATCTGGTATTAACTTAGCTACTGGGTCTTTTGATTCAGAGGTAGCTGCATGGGATGCTGCTGAATGGGATTTAGACTTTTGGGGCGATACGATTGCAGCAGGAATAATACAGAAAAGAAAAGCAGTTGGATCGTTAGGCAGGTCAGCATCTTTAAGAATAAAAGTAGCTTCATCAACACAAGTTGTAAGCATAATAAACAATAATTTTCACTTTATACCAGGAGGCCCATTGTAATGGCATATAGTAGTGGTACATTTTCAAGGCTCTATGATTGGACAGATGACAGAGATAATGGCATTAAGATCAGAGCAGATCGGATGGATGCAGAGTTCGATGGTATTGCAACAGGTTTAACAACTGCCTTATTAAAAGATGC